GCCGAACATAAAGGATTTTTAGACACATGGTTGTTGAAGCTTACATCTCGTAAGCTTTTAGTGTGGATTACTGCGTCTGGCTTGGCATTTAGTGGATATCTCACAAGTGGCGACTGGGTTATTATTAGTACTGTATTTATCGGAACTCAAGGCGCCGTGGATATTGTAGAAAGATTGCGAGGGCTTAAGTGACGTTTAAAAAAGCAGCTTTACAATTTTTGATAAAGAACTGGAAGGGTGTGTTAATCACCCTTCTGTCGCTTGTGTTGGTGGGCAAAATGCGCTATGATTATAAGCAACTAGAAAATGCCTACGAGACTTCACGCCAATCGTTGCAAGCACAAATTGCGGGGTTGCAAGCAATTCACCAGCAGGAATTACGCCAACTACAAGATTCCCTGCAGACCTACAAGGACGCAATGGAACAAATCGAAAACGATTATCAGCGTAGTCAAGATGCACTTGAAGAATTGAGAAAGAGTAAGCGCCAAGAATACGGCCGCCAGTTTTCCCAAGATCCAGAAGCTTTGTCAGAGTCAATAATGTTAATGTACGGATTTGATTATGTTCCTTAGTTTATTATTAATGTTGGTCAGCCCTGCACGCGCAGAAGACGTAGGTCAATTTACGTTCCTGGGAGAACAGCAATGCGCTCCTTTTGAAGGAATACTGTTCGACCCACCAGCACTTTCAGAAATCTTGGCGCGCCAGTCAACTGCTAATGCTGCTTGTCAAGCGCGCATTGATTACGAGGTGTCGGTTGAGTCGGCAGCGCACGAACAAATTGTGCGAGATTGGGAGATCAGATACAGTGCTTTGAATGAAGAAAGTACGTTGCTAATCCAACAGAAAGATATTGAAATCGAACAGTTACGAAAATCTCTATTGCGCCAATCTCCCCGTAACAATTGGGTGTGGGCCGTTGGAGGAGTTGCAGTAGGTATCGTTAGTACGTATACAGCTTATAAGATGTTTAATGAGTAAGAAAGATTTAAATAAATTAGCTCAAATCGAACAGGCTATTGCTAAAAAGTATGGCGATGAGACTGTGCAAAATCCCCGCGCAAACTGGGATGAAGATAAAGAAACTGAATACTTAAAACAAATGCGCGCCTTGTATGAAAAAACAGCACGCAACGAAAGCTTTCAAGAGAAAATTGATGTAAATGGTATAAAGGTTTCAAAGAAACTATTTAATAGAGATTCTTTACAACGTTGTCCTGTGTGTCACTCGCTAGCGAGGAAAGCTAAAGATGACGTTTGTCTTCTCAAATTTGATTGTTGTCATATGTGCTACATAAAATATGTCGAAGACAGAGAAGAAAGATGGAATTCAGGCTGGAGACCAAACTCAGAGGAATAAAAGAATGGCAACAATTTATGAAATCGTACAAGGGCTAGCTCAAGCAGCAGCAAATGCATACGACGGCTCCTTGGGAGAAGATTACGAACCGGACAAGCCCGGTATATTACGTCGGGAAGAGGGTAATGCTCTAATTGACCAGCGCGTAATGGATGGCTTTAATGTGAAGTTCTATGGAGATATGATGTGCTTAAGCTATCAATCCGAGATTCAACTCAAAGAAGTATACGCAGCCGGTTTTGAATCCGAAATGGATCAACGGCTAACGGATATCGCTGGGTGGCTTAAAAAAGAATATAAAAAAATCACTGGCGATTCTGTCTCCTTAACGGAAGAAGGTGAGATCGACGTGTTTGTCCAGAATTCATCCCGAGTGCGTAGTTGGGTTCAGGCGAAGAAGCACTATAAAGTCGGCGGACTTACTAAAGAAATGAACAACGATGCTGGTTCCCGTGCTCCTGTAGAGCGTAGCTGGGAAACATTTTTAAAGCAGGGCGGCTGGAAGGGAAAGCGCCCCGATAACGATACAAGGAAGAAGGACTAATGAAGATTTCTATTGCACGTCTCAAAGAGATCATTATGGAAGAAGTTGCGAGAGCAACAATGGAACAAAAAGGTGGACCCTGCAAGCCTGGACAAACCTGGGAAGGCGACGAAATGGGACAAGGCAAGTGTGTCGATCTCAATGAAGAAGATGTTCCAGGCTCTGAGGAGTACGAAAAACGAAAAGAGAAAGAAGACAAAGAGAAGGAAGAAAAGAAACGGCACGATGATATGATGGCTAGTGTTTCCGGACTCCTCGGCATGCAGGGTTATGCACCCCTCGAAGAAACAATAGAAATCGTAGATGATGAATGAGTTTTCAATTAGACAAGAAACAGCAAGTCAACGAAATCCTCAAATGTGGTAAAGACCCCGCTTACTTTCTTAAGACTTACGCCCGTATATCCCACCCAATGCATGGGTTAATTTTATTTGATACGTATGACTTCCAAGACAACCTTTTACGTGATTTTAACGATTATCGTTTTAATATTATTTTGAAAGCACGCCAGTTAGGCATTTCAACGATTACGGCTGGCTATATTGTATGGCTCATGCTCTTTCATCGTGATAAATCGATTTTGGTAATGGCGACTAAGTTCGCTACAGCCGGCAACCTTGTAAAGAAAGTAAAAGGTATTATGCGTAACTTGCCCGAATGGCTTAAGATTGCACAAATTAGCGTTGATAACCGAACTTCTTTCGAGTTATCAAACGGGTCTTCCATTAAAGCCGCTTCTACTTCTGGAGACGCTGGTCGTTCTGAAGCACTGTCTCTTTTGGTGCTTGATGAGGCCGCTCATATTGAAGGATTGGAAGAACTTTGGACCGGTCTTTATCCTACACTGTCTACTGGTGGTCGCTGTATTGCGCTGTCGACACCCAACGGCGTAGGAAATTGGTTTCACAAAACATGTATTGATGCAGAAGCCGCGGCAAACAATTTCAATATGACAATATTGCCATGGGATGTGCATCCAGAGCGTGATCAACAGTGGTATACCAAAGAAACCAAAAACATGTCTAAACGACAGATTGCGCAAGAGCTTGAGTGCAATTTCAATACATCTGGTGAAACGGTTATCGATCCTCAATGCATGGAATGGCTCTTGGAAAATGTAAAAGAACCCAAACATCGCACCGGCTTTGACCGGAATTTTTGGATTTGGGAAGAATTCGACCCTAGCTGTAATTATCTGATGGTTGTAGATGTTGCCCGCGGCGACGGCGCAGATTTCTCTACCTTTCACATTCTCAAATTAGAGACATTGGAGATTATAGGAGAATATCAAGGAAAACTAACTCCCGATTTGTATGCTAATATGTTAAATCAAGTCGGACGAGAGTTCGGAAATGCCATGATTGTTGTAGAAAATAATAATATTGGCTATACAGTACTTGACAAACTGGTAGAATACGGTTATCCTAATGTATATTATTCAATTAAATCAACGCACGAATATATTGAACAACATCAAGCAGAAAATAGCACCCGAGCTATCGCAGGGTTTTCAACCACCCAAAAGACGCGCCCGCTTATCGTTGCAAAATTAGAAGAGTTTATAAGAAATAAACTAATTACAATATATTCTTCGCGCACAATTAACGAAATGAAAACTTTTATTTGGAAAAATGGTAAACCTCAAGCTATGAAAGGCTATAATGATGACTTAATCATGGCGTTGGCAATCGCATGCTGGGTACGAGACACAGCCCTACAGTCTAACGCTAGAGATTTAAATTATCACAAAGCTTTCTTAAGTTCAATTAAGACAAGTCGAACCACGATGGATACCAGGATTAAAGGACAGCGTGGCTATACAAAAGACAGCGTGTTGGAACAGCAATCCGCAGCCCAAAAATTATATGATCAATATAAATGGATAATTAAGTGAGAGATTAAATGGCATCCCCTGATAGAAACCCCGCAAATTCCCAATCCGGCTTATTTAAAGCGCTAACGCGCTTATTCTCCGGACCAATTATTAATTATCGTTCGCAATCCGGACGACGCATTAGAAGGCAGCACCTGGATAAATTTAGTTCCCGGTTTAGGTCGGCCTCCGGACAGCAGTTCAAAAAGACGCTTTATAACCCTTTAGATATAACGGCAACAAACGCAATTTCAAATCAACGACGCTCCGAGCGATATGTTGATTTTGATCAGATGGAATATATGCCAGAAATTGCATCTACTATGGATATCTATGCAGACGAAATGACGACTTATTCTGAACTGCGTCCGATGTTAAATATCAATTGTCCCAATGAGGAGATTACTGCGGTCTTGGATGTGCTATTTGATAGCATCCTAAACTTAAAATACAATTTATTTGGATGGGCCCGAACAATGTGCAAGTATGGAGACTTTTTTCTGTATTTAGATATCGATGAGAAATATGGAGTACAATCGGTAATCGCACTTCCTTCTCAAGAAGTTGAAAGGCTGGAAGGGAAAGATTCTACCAATCCCAACTATATTCAATATCAATGGAACTCCGCTGGAATGACTTTTGAAAACTGGCAAATTTGTCATTTTCGCATTTTAGGCAATGATAAGTATTCTCCTTATGGCACGTCGATCTTAGAACCAGCTAGACGCATCTGGCGCCAGCTTGTTTTGATGGAAGACGCCATGATGGCTTATCGAGTAGTACGCTCATCAGAACGCCGCGTTTTTAAGATTGATGTTGGCTCTATTCCGCCAAATGATGTTGAGCAATATATGGAAAAAATCGTAACCCAACTCAAGCGCCATCAAGTTATTGATCCAGATACAGGCCGCGTCGATTTACGCTATAACCCTATGAGCATTGAGGAAGACTATTTCATCCCAGTGCGCCCTGGTTCTGCAACAGAGATTACTAACCTTGCCGGCGGAGAAAATGTTACAGCGATTGATGATATTAAGTATTTACGCGACAAGCTTTTTTCTGCACTAAAGATCCCTCAATCCTATCTGACAATGGGAGAAGGAGCGGAAGAAGATAAAACCACTCTGGCCCAAAAAGATATTCGGTTCTCGCGAACAATCCAGAGATTACAGCGCGTGCTTATTGCAGAACTCACCAAGATCGGAATTATCCATCTCTATACTCTTGGTTTTAGAGGCGACGACTTACTAAGCTTTAACTTGACTCTCAATAACCCCTCTAAGATTGCAGAACTTCAAGAGATTGAATTCTGGAAATCTAAATTTGACATCGCAGCTTCAGCGACGGAAGGCTATTTCTCACGCCGATGGGTTACTGAGAATATTTTTGGCATGTCTAATGAAGAGTTCATTCGTAACCAACGTGAAATGTACTATGATCGCAAGCATGATGCCGCGCTTCAACAAGTGGCTGAACAGGCCGCAGCCGAAGGCGCAGAAGGTCTAGGCGGAGATATGGGCGGCGATCTGGGTGACGATCTGGGTGGCGACATGGGCGATGAGCTTGGAGGTGGCCCCGAAGAGATGCCGGCCGCAGACGCCGGCGCTGAAGAAGGCGGAGGTGAAGATTCCGCACTCTTGGCAGTCCCACCAGGATCACGCAATGAGCCTAGGCTTACCCCTGGCGCCAAGGGCAAAGTATATTATCCCAAAAAGGTTGATCGTCGCAATGCCGGCGCCCGAGCCCGCTCTAATGCAGCCAAGTATTCTCGTGAAAAAGCTAGTGCTGCACCCAGAAATACTGTCCCCGGTATGGGGGATATTCAATCGTTAGTAAAAATGAACGGACTCTCCTCGGGTATTAATGAAAAACAAGAGCCTACTTATAAAACAGAAGAGCTTTTAGAAGAAAGCAAACTTTTTCATATAAATGAAACAGTGCGCGATCTTATTAAGAGTTTAGAGTCAACGGAGCACACAGATGAAAACAAGGCATAATAAAAAGAGAAACACTGCTTTTGTATATGAAGCCCTGGTTAGAGAAATAACCGCAGCGATCATGAAACAAGACAGTGCACGTCAAAAAAAGATTGTAGAAATTATCAAGAAGCACTTCGCAGAAGATTCAATTCTACGACAAGACTTACAGTGTCATCAATCTCTTTATGAAACTAAGGGTGTCGACAAGGTCACTTCCGAAAAGATCTTACGTGAGGCGCGCCTTGCGCATCGAGTATTGGATCCTCATGGGCTCTTTGTGGCTCAAAGTGATTTAATTAATGATATCAATAAAGAGCTGGAGCCATCTGTATTTAATGCATTTGTTCCAAACTATAAAACACTAGCTTCCATTTCGCAAATGTTTTCGTTAAAGACTTCTCCGAAAGATCAAGTATTGCTGGAAAATGAGATTATTACATCCATGACGGCCACTGATGGAGAAGTGGCGAATGTAGAAAAAGTAGATAATCTAGTTGTAAAGACATTTGTTTCTAAGTTTAATGACAAATATGAAAACCGCCTATTCGAAGAGCAAAAAGAGTTGCTGTCACACTACATTTCTTCCTTTGCGGATAATGCACTGCAATTAAAAGTGTTTTTGAATGAGGAAATTTCACGCTTAAAGGAAAAGCTTAATGAGGCTACTACCACACCAGAAATAAAAGCTGATTCTGAAATGATGGAAAAGACAAACAAAGTTGTTTCAAAGTTAGATTCTTTTGCAAAAGAATCCATCAATGAAAACGTACTATTAACTATACTCAAGACACAAAGTCTTGTCAGGGAGATCTATTCAGATGGCAGTAACGATTAGAATAGGCTCAGCTGCGGATGATGCGGTCGTTCGACTTGAAATGGACATTCGCAAAAGTATGAATGGCGACTTGCTGATTTTTGATCATGGAGATATTGATATTGTATTGTCTACAAAGACAAATAAGATCACTGCCTTTCCAAAAGAGTCATTAAATGATTTAGTATACGGAGCACAGAATCGCTTGTTTGCGGAATTGCGCAAGAAGGGCTTGGTAATAGCTGATTCAATTCAGGCCGGATCCTTCTATGGCTCCTTGGAGGCATTGATGGAAGAAGCGTCGTCACCTGACCTTAGCACTGCTAAAATGGCCCTCATCAATATCTCTAACTTTATTAACGAAGAAAGGCCCTATTTTGAATCTACCGAGGCAATTGTTTCTATGGCTGATGATGAACTTATTCACCCAGATAAAGAAGACTCCACAGAATTAGGAGAAGTGCCGCAGCATTCAGATCAGGGCTCCATCCGACCAGGATATATTCGCGATCCATATTCGCTTAGCTACTTATACACGATTTAAAATGAAACACTTAATGGAAATATGGAGAAACACACTCCAAGAGAAAGAACAAGGCGTTGCCGAAAAAGCCGAAGTACTTGCCAATGCCCAACAGGAAGTACAAAGCCTTATAACCAAAGTACAATCAGCTGCTGGTGGCGATAGTGGTCTCACACGAGAAGTTTTAGAATCCATGCTCATAGATTTACAACAAGCTATAGAGGAATTATGATAGAATTATTATACTTTGTGTTAGCCGCATATGGCATGACACAAATCTTAGTGTATGGCAAAATTTTAGATGCCATTCGGCCGACATCAGGCTGGCTCGGAGAATTGTTTGAGTGCCCTATGTGCGTCGGCTTTCACGTAGGGTGGATTTTAATGTTGCTTTCTCCCTATACAGAACTATTTAGTTTTGATGTGACTCCGGTTAATTATTTGATTTTAGGTTGCCTCTCGTCGGGAACCTCATACGTTCTAAATATGATTATTGGAGATGAAGGAATTAAACATGCAAACAAATACGTGGACTAACAAATGGATGCTGCAGCCAGTTAGGCGCTGCTGCAAAGGATCTTAACTATGAGTAAAGTATTGCTACGTGAATATTATGCGCTCTGCGAAGGCGGCGTTTGTCAGGATTTACTGACCGAAGATGAAAAGAGATATGTAGCCAACGGCGGCATGATGTTATCTGGCAAGCTCCAAGAAGCAGACATCCAGAATGGCAATGGTCGCATTTATCCTCATCGGGTATTGATGAGAGAGATTGAGACATACTCCAAACTTGTTAAAGAGAACCGCGCTCTCGGCGAATTAGACCATCCCGACGACTCGGTAATCAATTTGAAGAATGCTTCGCATATGGTAACAGCCGTGTGGATGGAAGATAAAACTGTTATGGGAAAAGTTAAAGTTCTTGATACTCCTTCGGGTAATATCTTACGAGGGCTTGTTAATAGCGGCGCCCAATTGGGTATTTCTTCTCGGGGCATGGGTTCGGTGACTGAATCAGAAGGCCGCACGATTGTTGAGGATGATTTTCAGTTAATCTGTTTTGACTTTGTATCGGAACCTTCCACACCCGGGGCTTTTATGATGAAAGAGGCCAAAGATTTGAAAACTCCAAATGTGTTTACTAAAGCAGATCGCATTAACAGATTATTGAACGAGGTCTTAGACGAATAAGTGAAAAAAACAGAATTAAAACGATTAATCAAGCCTCTTGTTAAAGAGTGCATACACGAGATATTATTAGAAGAAGGCATGCTTTCTAATGTGGTTTCGGAAGTGGCAAAAGGCTTAGGAACAACCACGCTAACAGAGCAGCGACAACAAGCCCCCAAAGAGCAGCGCTCTATGCAGACACAAGCATCACAAACCAATGCAAAGATGCAAGAATACCGGAAGAGCTTAATGGACTCAATTGGAAAAGATGCGTATAACGGCGTCGATCTGTTTGAAGGAACCCAGCCTACATCGATCCGCGAACCTTCTAAAGGTGATCCCGATCTTGGAGACCCTCGTGATGCGGGAGTAGATATTAGTTCAATTATCGGTAATGCGTCAGCAGTTTGGAAGGCGGTAAAGTAGGTTTTATGTCGCGAGCAACACATGTCAAAGTGACCAGTAGAGAGTGCCACAACAATACTGAGCGGATGATTCGAAGATTTATTAAAAAAACAAAGAAAGCACGAATTGTTGAAGCGGTCAAAGAAGGACGACGATATAAAAAGCCCTCAGTGGCTAAGAAAGAAAAGCGTATCCGAGCCGCGCGACAACGAAAGCGAGATGAACAAAAAAGAAAGAGAGCCCAAGAAAGGCGCAATAGAAAAATTTAAAGACTATTTATAACAAACAAGCATAATTTAGGAGTTTTATAATGGCAAATTTCAATCCATCATGGAAAGCAGAAGTTGGATTAAACAATGTCGGCGCTTACCAAGTCAGCGGACAACCATACGCGATTGGAGGTCTTGCATGCAACAACGCAACAAAAATAGAATTTCCCTTCGTAACTCGATGGGTTCAGATTCATGTAGACGCCGGTCCTGTTCGTGTAGGGTTTTCTGAAATTGGCGTATCGGGAAGTAATTATTTTAGAGTGTCATCGGGATCTAGTTCTGAGATTCTAGAATTAAAAGTATCCGAACTATGGCTCTACGGATTGGGAGTCGCAGAGGCCGAAGTGGAAGTAGTGGCTGGTTTGACCTCTATTCCGTCAACACGCACATCAATGGGCACCGGACGTCCCAGTTGGTCAGGTTCATCAGGAGTAGGATAAAATGGCCACCTTTGGATGGGCATATATTGATTGCACCGACTCAGGTTCAGCCGGCGGAGGTGGCCAAGCCGCTGGTCCGGACGGATCTGTCCAATTTGTAACAGGTTCTAATGCCACTAGCGGCTCTTCCAACTTCCTTTTTTATACCTCGTCCTACTCAAATTTGGCGGCAAACACTTTGGTGCTTTCAGGCACCTTAGTAGTCACTGGTACTATTAGCGCTAGTACTTTTCATATTGAAGATGTGGCAGTCATTGATGCTACGGGCTCTACTTATTTCGGAAACGATGCGTCGGACGTCCACACTCGTACCGGCAGTTTATACATATCGGGCTCATCGTATCTTGGCAACGATGAATCATCAGACACAGTTATCAGTGGCTCTTTGCAAGTATATGGCAATAGTAGCCTTGATATTGAATATTTCAATGCGAGTTCGATTCTCAAAGTTCCTGGTGTTCGCGTTAATTATACTCAAGTTACAGAAGTTGCCGGCATCACTGGCTCTAATGACGACTATATTATAGGTATCCGTGCCGGCGATGCTGATACAGACTACCGTCTCCCAAGTGCTTCCTTAGCTGGCACAGGCTCTCTCAGAATTATTAAAGACGAGCAAACATCCCGAGTTGGTACGGCAATTTATATATCTGGCTCATCTCCTGATACAATTGATGGGGAAGCCTCCTATATACTAACAGGAAGTATGGCCGCAATCAACTTATATTCAGATGGGCATAACTGGTATATATTCTAAAGGGGTGAAAGTGTCGGATGGCGTACAATGCTATATCAGGAACCCTAATTGCTCAGAAGTCACTTG